TGGGACTTATACAACGGTCGCAAGAAAGTAGAGTGGGAGCGTTTCTCCAAATGGATGAAAGAGCAGCATATCTCTGAGGCAACTGCCATGTTCAGAGGTGTGGATGAAGAGCAGATTAAGTCGATAAACTTCCAGCAAGGAGAATATGGAGATTTCGTGAAACGTATGGTTGAAAAATATGCTAAAGAGCATAAAATGTCATACGACGAAGCCTTCAACTATCTTAGGAGCTGGGTTTTAGATGCTAACAAATGGAGCATATTCATCAAGCTGAACATCGGCACTGGAGAAGACAAGTCCATATACGACATTCTTAACGAAGCTGACTCTGCCGCTGATGCTGCATACAAGAAGATGCAGCGTCTGCAAAGAAGACAGAAAGAGCTAAATGCAAAGGGAGGCGCGCTTTCTACTAACGAAGATGTTGCCAAAGAATCTGCAAAAATCACTAAGGAGCTGACTGGCCTTCAGGAAGAGTACAACGATGCTTTGGAGAAAGGCGGTCACTCGCAGAAAGAAGAGAAACAAGCAGCAAAAGATGCGAACAAGTCTCACCGTGAAGCTGCGAAAGCGCAGAGAGAAGCTGAGACTGAGTTACAGAAAGCACTAAAGGATGAGTTGCAGCTTATCGACAAGGTTAGAAGTCAATACGACAAACTTTCAAAGGCAGGATATGACAACACTACTGCCCTCAACATGGTCACAAGCCAGTTTGAAAGTTCCATCTCGCACATCAACAGCATACTCGGCAAGAACGGTCTTCCGTTGTTCGACATCTCAAAGTTTGCTGGAACGGACAACCCGAATGCTATCCTCGCTATGCTGAAGTCTCAGCTGGATGCAGCAAAGGGAGCTAAGAACATCAAGCCGTCAGAAATCAAAGACCTCGAAGTAAAGTTCAGCGAGATAACCGTTGATGCGAAAGTGTACAACATGAAGAAAATCTCTGAGGGTCTGAACAACGAACTCGGCAAGCTGAAAGAAGAATACGAGCTTGCTGTGGAGATGGATGCGACACCTGAACTCGGCAACGTGTTCGCTGACATGATGGGATTAGACCAGAGCGAGCTGAGAGCACTTCCGCGCACTTTCAGCCAAGTCGTAAGGCAGCTGCAAGCAAGCATTGACAAGACTTTCGCAGACAAGGGAATCACTTCCGATTTCAACCTTGTTGCGATGCTTGACAAGGGAGATTTCGAGAAATGGGTGGCTGCTCAGGGAAAGAAACTCGACAGCGAGTTCGTAAAAGCCCTTAACTCGATACGCGAATATGCCAACAAGGTGCGACTCGACGAGGCAAAGGAAACCACTAAGAACTGGGCAGAACTTGTCGGAAAGTACGGAGACTTGCAGAACAAGATTATGGGAATATACAAGGAGACCATCAACGAGCAGCTGTCAATCATCAGGCAGTTCGGAGACGATGTCCAGAAAGAGCAAGCCATCAACCTCGCTTCGCAGATTAAGATAACTGGAGACCCACAAGAGATAGCACGCTTACAAGCCGAACTCGCGAAGGTCTTGTCACAAGTAACTTCAGGGAACAAGACTGCTGCAAACGTTGCAGGAGCTACGTTCAAGATGCAAGAGAACAAGATTGCCGCTGCAACGTGGAACGATTTCAAGGAATCCGACTTGTACACGATGACGTTCGAGGATATGTCCAACAATTCCACGCACGCCATACAGCTTATCATCGACAAACTTGAAACATTGAAGAATCAGGTAAAGGAAGACCCTGCGTCGATGAAAGCACTTATGCAGAGCTTGAAACAAGCGGAGTCTGAACTTGAAAGCCGCAACCCATATCTTGCCATCACATCGGCAATTAGAGAAATGCGCGATGCAAGTGCGGAAGCAAAGTTAGCGCAACAAGAACTTGCTGATGCGAACAGGGAAGTAGAAGAGGCACAGCGCGGAGTCGACGAAGCGGAAGATGCTGGGCCTGCTGCTCAGGCAAAGGCAAGGGAGAGACTCACTCGCGCAATCCAAAGACAAAATGCCGCTGAGATGAGAGTCGTTCAGACAGAAAACAAAGCTCAGAAGTCATACAATAAACTGCAAAGCGGTCTTCAGGGACTGTCTGGACAACTACAGAACGTTCAAGAGCTTTTCACGTCGGTAGCCAAGCTGTTCGCAGATGCTGGCGATGACGAGACAGCTGATGCAATCAACGCTATATCAGAGGGATTCTCCGTGATGACAACGGTCATTATGACTGTGGTGGTTGCTATGGAGGTTCTTAACTCCACCTGCCCATACTTACTTGCAATCGCAGCAGCGTTAAGCGTTATCATAGGACTCGTATCATTCTTGTCTGGAAACAACAACAAGAAGATAACAGAGCAAGTAGAGGAATCAGAAAAGGCGGTAAAGAGACTTGAAATCGCATACGTTGACTTGCAGCACGCAATAGACAACGCATACGGAACATCAGTTGTCGGAGCGAAACAAGCTGCTTTGGCGAACAAAGAATTGCAACTCGCTGAAATCAAACGCAAGATACTGCTTGAGAAATCTCGTGAAGCAAAAGACCGCGACGACGACAAGATTCTCGACTTGCAGAAAGAGTACAAGGAGCTGATGTACGAAATAAAGGACGGATACGTTGAAATCGTAAACGACCTTATGGGAACTGACGTTGCATCGTTCGCCGAAGACCTTGTATCTTCAATGATAGACGCATTCCGAGAGGGAGAGGACTATATGAAGATTTTCTCAGACAAGTTCGACGAGATGATTGACAACATGATTATGAAGATGATTGTGTCTCGCGTGCTGACCACATATCTCGACAATCTGTGGAAGACTATAGATGAGCGAATAAACGCACGCTCTGAAAAGGAGGCTGATGCGTATGCAAGGGCGCAAGAAGCAAACAACACGATAAAAAGCCTTTCCGACGACGAGGTGCTTGAGCGTATGGGGTACGACGACTATACAATCTTGCAGATGAGAGTGCATAACAATGCCAGATACAAGAAACTTGTAGAGGATTACAGAAAGGCTGCTGAAGCAGAAGAAAGGTCTACCAAACAAGCTCTTGACACTGTTTCTGCAATAGACGACTCCGACATCAGCTATGTTATGGAGCAAGTAGCAAAGACATCGCCTGCCGTAGCAGAAAGGCTGAAAGAACTCATCAGCCAATACTACAAGTTCGGAGAAAAAGCATCAGAAGACGGAAGCAAACTCAGCGGATTGCAGCAGGGCATACAAGGAATCACTGAAGATACCGCAAACGCCCTTGAAGCATATATGAACGGAGTAAGCCAGCAAGTCTACCTGCACAGCAATCTGCTCACGCAAATACGTGATGCAGTCGTGGGATTTGACTTGGACGTGCAGACGGCGACCGTCAGCCAGATTCTCTTGCAGCTGCAAAGCTCCTATCAGGTGCAGATGTCCATACAAAGCATCCTCAGCGGATGGAGCAACCCAAGCGGAATGGCAATGCGAGTTGAAATGATTTAACAAACAAAACATACGACTATGGATAATAACATGTTCGCATTCTACAAGTCAGCACTTAGCGGAGAATACTCTTCTCCGTTATGTGCAGACTATAAGTCAGAGTGGAGAAAATGCGGAGACGACAAAGAAAAGCTGATACGGCTCTCGCTGAAACAGCAGTCGATACCGTTCGTGGTAACGCACGCATTCCACAACAAGGGACTCACGAAAGACTATGTCAAAGAATTCTTCGGAGACTACGTGAAAGGCAAGAAGCTGATGGACTGCGACGGAGTTGACGGATACTCGTATTCGCTCTACGCAGACTGGGACTACGCAAACGACTTGGTCGTCGAAACAGATGTGTGCAGCATCATGTGGACTGTCGGAGCAAGCGTCATCGTACAAAAGACAAAATGCCCTGTGATATACGTGAGCAACAGAAGCGACGTACATCTGGTGTGCGAGGGGTACAACAACGTCATGGTATATCTCTTCGACAAGTCTAAGGTAACTATAGAGGATGCAGACTCAGACACGAGCATCATCATATACAAGTATAGCGACGATGCTTCTGTAGAAACTGGGAAATACTGTTTAGGTAAAGTAAAACAATTTAACAAGCGACTAAAATTATGAACGACAGCAGCAACAGATACTACGTAAAGAATACCGAAAACGGAACATTCCAAGACATCACTACGATGTTCAACGGAGTGGCGGTTCTGAAGATTAGCGGATTCCTCGACAAAGGAAAGCCCGTGAACATCTACACCGAACAGTGGATAGACAACCAAGAAGAAGACTTCCTCATCACTACGACAGAAAGCAACGTTCCCGTTGTCATAAGAGAGAACACAGACTTGGAACTTACGTTCATCATACGTCAGAAATATGCTACGAGCACGATAAACCTGATGACGGTACACGACAATTTCATCAACTATATGACAGGAAGTGACGTATGGCTTAAATCTGCGTACGTAGGAAACAAGTACGTACACTGCGTATGCCTGAAAGAATACAAGCCTACGGCAATCAACCTCGAAAGGGGAGACAAGTCCTACATAATGGGAACGATTACGATGCACACTTTAAATTCTCCCACTGTATAAACTTGCTTTTCTGAATTTTTAGCAAAGTAAAGAGCCTGCTGTCTGTGAAAGATGGCAGGCTCGGCATTTGTCAGTAGATAAAGTCAGTAGAAAAGTCTCTTATACCAAGGCATCTCCTCGTACTCCCTGATGATTGAGCGAAGCTTTGAGTTCTCGTTGAGCTGGTCGCTCAGTTTGTCCTTCCACTTCTCGATTTCTTCCTGTTTCCTCATCGCAGATGTCTTCGCAATCGCGCATTGGTCTTCTGCGTTCTTGAGCTGCTTGTTGACTTCCCTTATTTCGTTCATAAGGGATTCGTTCTCTGCAATTCTCTTCTCGTTCAGCTCGTCACCCTCAAGGTCGAGTGCTTTGTAGTGCTCGACACGTTTCTGCAATTCCTTAATCTGGTTTCTCAGAAGCGTGTTCTGGCCTTTCAGCCCTGCGTTCTGGCGTTTCATCGAAAGGAGTTCCTTACCCATCTCTTCGCCATTTTGCTTGTAAGCCGACAAATCTTGTTTTAGTTGCTTTAATTCTTCAAGCATTGTCACGTCTGAACGAACTTGTTGCTTAATGTCCTTTTTGTTGCTCATAATTTTAAATATTTAATTGTTAGATTAGAAGTCTGGAGCGTTGTACGACTCAATGTCTGGCTGCTCTCCTCCAACGTCGGCGGATTCCTTTATCATCTTCTTCTCCAACTTTACAATATACTTTGGATAACTCGCCACATCTATAGTCTTGCCTATGCAGGAGTACCCGTCAACGACCTTGTCTTTCTCTACGGCGTATGGCATTATCTCAGCCATAACGTCCACGAGCATGCCGTTGGAGAAATGAGAGGATATGTATTTCTTGAAATATCCCTTGTATATAACCCTCCAAGACAGATACTTGTCATCCACGACAGTGCCATCGTGCTTCTTGTACCCTTTCTTGAACTCATCCACGTAGACGAGACAGGCATCAGGGAGGTATTTTATGCAGTTTATGAATCCTTGAACAAAAAACTTTGCCATAATTTCATTATATTTTACGTTTAAGGCGGTTTCTTTCGCTCTGAGAGCATTTCTCCAAGATAACGAACAACTTACCATATACAATATTTTTAACGCAGCACGCGCAATATTTGCAATTCAGTTGGCAGACAAGTCACTTTTATTTCTCAACATCATCGGAACGTCTCCGTCATCGCTCATTTTCGAGATTCTGTTCTCAACAGCCATGTTGACCGCTGCAATCAGTATTCTTCCTGCGCGTCTGCTGCCCTCATCAGTGTGGTTGGACATACTCCTGTCTATGAATACTGCGAGCATCGCTGATATTTCATCTTCGCTGTCCGCCTGAATGAACAGCTCCACGCCATCGCCCTGCCTCCGTAAGCAGAACACGGTCTCGTCTTCGTCAATTATTGAATCCAATTTATCCATTTTGCAAATGTATACTTATTTTTGCTATATGCAAAATAATTTAATGTTTTTAAACATAAAAGTCAGAACGGGGCATCTCCAGCATCGTACGGCTCGAACGGCATGTTGCTTTCGTATGCTTGACTCTCAAGGCCTATTGTACTCTGGACTGTTCGTTCTTCCCATCCGTAGTGTATATTCTCATCCATTGTGTTCTTGAATCTCCTGCTCTCGACTTCATACTGCATCCCGACCATCAGGTCAACGACTCCGTACATGCGGTTCTTGGCGACCTCGATGACATTTCCGAAGCCTTGGAATCGCTGAATCTCACTGTGACCGAAGAACTCTGCTCCTGCGCGGAAGAAATCGTTGTTGACTCGGTGTATGATGAACACGTCATCGACTGCATTCGTGAGGTCTGACGAGCCGCTGATGTCGTTCTTGCGGAGGAAGCTCATTACTTTTCTCGGATGCGCGACGAGGATTATATGTACTTGGTTCTTCTTGGCGAACTCCTTTATCTGCAATATAAGCTCTTTCTGCTTGTTGTTTCTGTCGCCTTCGAGCAGGTCGATGTTAAGGCTAAACAAATTGTCCAAAGCAAAGACTTTTACTTTGACTTTAAGAAGCTCGTTCATGTCATGGAAAATCTGCTCCCATGTGTTTCCGTATTCGTTATTGTAAAGAAAGAATTTACCGTCAAGCCATTCGTCTATCTTCTCTGCTATGTTGTTCGGAACGTAATACTTCCCGTCAGCATAGTTGGATGCTCTGAGATAGTCTTTTCCTGCCGCAACCATCTGAATCCATGTCTTCAAGATGTCAGGACGCAGCTCTCCAGACCACAAGGCACATCCTACTCCCTGATTGATGATGTTGAGCAGCAGGGTGTTCAGCCAAGACGACTTTCCAGAAGAGTTGCTGCCTGAAAGCAGCGTAACCTCAGACATATTCAGCCCGACGATGTTCCTGTCGAGTTCCGTAAACCCAGTCTTCACGTTCTCTATCTGCGACAAGTCAATCTTCTTTATAGAAGACATCGACAGCCATTTCTCGCCAAGCTCAGGCAACACTTCCTTAATCTGGTACTTAGGCTTCTGCACGGGAGCATACTGCGCGTATCTCCTCTGCTCGAACTGCTTCGTATATGCGTCAGGCTGGTAGAACAATCGGAAGTCCTTCCACTGCTTGTCCTTGCAGTGCGAATGTGCGCAGGAATAAGTTATCTTTCCGTCTGCATCTTGGAACAGCGCAGAAGAGTACGGATTGTTCGACGAGTGCAGGTCTTTCCAAGGGCATTCCTTAATCTCGTACTTCGTAGAGCTTCCATCTGCTTTCTTCCTGTACTCTATTCCGTAGTATGCCAGCCAGCCTTCAAGGTCGAACCGCTCTCTCTGATTCCATCCAGCATTGCTCTGCGGTTTCTGCTTCGGCTCTTCTTTTGGAAGAAGGTCTGCAATCTCTTGGAATCGCTCTATCGGAGTCTGCACGACCTCCTTTGGCACATAGACTATCTCGGACATCCTCCAAGGTCTGTCCTGAAGATTCGCACCTTTCTTAGCCATTGTTCCATACAACTTACATAGGCGCGCAAGATTGAAAACCTTTGTGTCTATATCTACTTTATCGTCCGTATACACGCTTGCGAGATACTCATAGAACCTCTTCAGCGTCTCTGTGGTCTGCGAATCGTTCGGCAAGTCTACCTTGTACGTAAGGTGCATACCGTTGCCGCTACGACAGATAATAGGCTCGCTGAACCCCCTGTCGCGAAGAAACCTGAACACGTCCTGCGCCTTCTTGTGAGCAAGCTCAAACTCTTCGTTGCTTGCGTTCGTGCCAGATTTCCTTACTGGGTCGAAGTCAACGAACACGAAGCTGCGACGGATGATGTCGTTGTCGTTCGTCGTAATCTTCGGGCTTTTGACTATCCTCTCGCTCTGCGTTCTGCCATAGCACGCCGAGTCAATCTTGTTAAGCACGAAATAGACCTGCTCGTCGTCCATGCTTGCGTATGGCTTTATGGCATTAATCAGGTTCTCCA